CAATTTGTAGAACAAAAATGTATTCTGAAGCTTCAAAAACTTATGCTGGTGGAGCTACATCTTTAGCAACTATGGAAGATGCTGAAGCTTATAGACCAACTTTAGACCTATTCAGAAAAGTTGCTCTATCAATGAAAGTTAACCACATAAGACCAAATCGTAAAGCAGGTAACAAATATGCTGTACTTATAGGTGCAGAAGGTATGTTTGACCTACTAGACGATGAAAAATTAGAAAAGAAATATATGATGACTGGTGGAACAAACCAACCAATCAAAAACAACATTGTTGTAGATATATATGATTTACACTTTGTAGAAGTTCTTAACCCACTTATTCAAGAAGGTGGAGCATCTAGTGATATAAACGTACATACTGCTTTCGTTATAGGACAAGAAGCTTACGCTGAAACTATGTTAGAAGGAAGAAACGTACAAGTTATATCTAAAGCTCTAGGTTCTGCTGGTACTGAAGATGGACTTAACCAAAGAAGTTCTATTGGTTGGAAAATTATGGGTTACACAGTTAAAGTTCTTACACCACTTGCATTAAATGCAGTACACTTTGTACCATCTAATAACTAATTGGTGTAGTTAAATAGATAATCTTTAGGGAAGGAGGGTCTTATATGCCAAACATAAATACATCTAAAATGAAACCTGCTAAATTATCTGAAAAAGAGTTAATTAAAGAGCAGAAAGAAGTAGAAAAGAAGTTTGTGGAAGATAGTACCGTTGAAGTTACTATTCCTAAAGCCTTATCTGGTAAATTAACAAACCCATATTATTGGGCATTAAATGGTGTAGTATTTGCTTTTGAATTAGGAAAACCTAAAAAAGTGCCTAAGCCAGTAGCTGACCACATCAATCAAATGCTTAATGAAATTCAGTAATATTTGTAAAAGGCAGTAGTACAAGCTATTGCCTTTTCTTTTATAGAAAGGAAGAATTATTATGCAATTAGAAGTAATTTATACAGATGTCAATTTACAGACAGATGAAAGTTATGATAACACAACATTGTTACCATTTTTTAACGATGCTATATCATTTATAAATAGAAGAAAACATACATTTTACCCATATCTTCCTACTAATACAGGTTCAAATTACAATTACGATGCTTTAAAAGAAACTTGGATTAGACAAATAGTAATAAACTATATGTGTCATTTAGTAAAAACTTTAGACAGCTCTCAGTTTGAATACACAGATTTCTTAAAGAAATGTGAAGATGCTATGGAAGATTTTATGCAGGTTAAAGACCCAGCAGAATTTGCTTCTGGAGCAGAAGGACACGAAGATGAAGGCTTAGAAATACATCAAGTAGATTACAGTAATAACATAATGAACAATAGGTGGTGATTATATGGGAAATGTTGGTTACTATACAGACCCCTCACAAAAGTTGTTTTTTCAAAAAACAAACTTTATGGGTGGAATAAATAATGGTACATCAGATGATTTAGTACCAGAAAATTGTGAGAAAAATCTTGTAAATTTTGATTTGAGTTATGCAGGTGCCTTATCTAAAAGAGCAGGTTTTATTAGACATACAAACTTACACTTTATACCAAAGTTAAATGAGTTTTCAAATTTTGCTGATTACCCTACTTTGCTTTTAGATAAAACACAAAAAGCTTTAAAAGACTGTTCAATGGTACAGGGTATCTTCCAATGGAAAGATAGTGAAACATCAAAAGAGTATATAATAATGTTATACTGCAATCAGGTGTATATAAAACTATCTACACAGAGTGAAACTATAGGTTCACTTAATGATTACGAACAATGGAAACCTGTAACTATGCAAAAGTATGATGAAGCTAATTCAACTTATACACCTTATCTTACAGGTACTACTTTTGAAAGAGTATTGTTTAAAGAAAATGCAGACCAAACAGCTATAGCTGTAGACGTTCCAATATTCTCAAAAGTTTACGATAGTGAAGGTGGAAGAAGAACTATAGTAGGTAAAGATGCTTGGGAAAAATTTATTGATGAAGATTTAGCTAAAACATATAAAGTAGATGGTATAGCTTATGGTGGTGCTTTTTACTTAGCCACAGGTTATAAACTTATGGTTATTAAAAATGAAAATGGTACCATAACAGCAAAACAAATAGCTCCAATAGTTCCTACTACACCAGAGTACAACACAATAGGTGGAAACTTACTTTCTGTAGACCCTGCAAATGCTATTAAATCTTCAACAGGTGTAGCTTTGCAAGTTAGTGGTATGGTAATCACAAGTGATTATGAAAACAAAAGGTTACAGGGAGGTTTAGTAAACCACCCAATAAATATAAAGGCTATTGTTATTAGACCTAGTGCTTCTTATGAAGTTTATTATAGATTTAAATATCAAAAACAGGGACAAGATGATTGGACAAATAAAGCTACAACTCAATCTGGTTGGGAAAAAATGACTTTGTCAGAAGGTGTAGACCCTACTTGGCAAGTACTTTTAAATCAGGCAACGTTGTATAACTTCTCAATAGAGATAACACCTTCTAGTAATATAGATACATCAAATTGGACTGTAAATAACACAGGTCTTGTAGAGAGTTACGTTTACACAAGCTTTGAAGTTAAAGAGGTTCCTTCATTTATGGCTAGTGCAGACTTCTCATTACACACTTGTAGAAGGTTATTGGTTTATTATGACCAATTATTAGCATACCAAGATACAGCTGATGGTAATGTTTTGTATATAAGTGATTATAGAAGATTTGATTATTTCCCAGCTGACTACAACACTATTGTAGATACAGCTACGAAAGATGAGATAACGTCTATAAACTATTTCCAAAACGTTTTAGTACTGCTTACAGAAAGGAATATCTTTATGCTTAAAGGTAGAAACCCTTATGACTTTGCTCTTACAAACATCAATAGAACAATAGGGTGTAAGTATGGTTGGACTGCAAGAGCTGTAGGAAACTACTTATACTTTATGTCTATAGAAGGTTTGTTTAGATTAAAATCAATATATAACACAGAAGATAGACTTAATGTTGAGCAAGTAGACTTCAAAATAAATACACTATTCTCTAAAAATGCAGATGATTACATAGCATTTACATTTAAAGGTAATTATTATTTAGTAGAAATGACTAAATATATTTATGAAGAAGGGTTGTTTAGAACATCAGAAAATGGTAAAATTTATATATATGATAGTTACTTAGAGGCTTGGACAAGTTACTCTGGTAAATATTTGAATATAAACAATGTTTTAATACTTGGAAATAATATTTGTGCAGTAGATAGAAACACAAATTCTTTCCTAGTTTACCCAGACCTTAAGGTATTAGATAAGGAAATTAAAAGGTATATAGATGGGGAAACTTATTATATAAATGATGATGGAACTGAACTTGTGAAAACAGGTGAAGGTACTAATTATTTAACTAGGTTAGAAGAAACCTATAATTCTTTAGGCAAACCTTACCACACTAAAAAATTTAAAGAAATTATGATTAAAACTTTAAATAGTAGAGAAGGTAAAACAGGTCTTATGGTTACAGTTGATGTTGATGGTGCTTATGTAGTAAACCCAGAAAAATATACTGTAAATGTAGACCCTATTACAGGAACTGTTAGTGTACAGTATTTCAATAAAGACGGTGCTATAAATGGTGAGTATGCAATAGAATTACTTGAAAATGTTTCTATACCAACCATAGCTACTTTAGGAAAAAGTTTTGAAGTAGGAGAAGCTTTGCTTGGAGATTATGATATTTCACTACACAAAATTAAATATTCAGGTAAGGGTAAGACTGTAAAATATATAATAGAACAAGTAGACGATAAGTTCTTTGGAATTTTAGGACACTCTACAATTTACAAAGAGAAAAAACCGTCTGTGAAATGAGGTGATATTTAATGGAATACCAAATAAGAGTACCAGTTTCAGCCTTAAAGTGGTTTGAAAATGGTGAATTAGTAAAAAACCCAGAATTTAGTGCTAATATGGAAGCTTTAAGAGTGGGTATAAATGAAAACTATAATGAAATTCAAGATATTCAAAACACAATAATAACTTTGGCACCTATAGATAGTGTTACAGGTGAAGCTCAAGCAAGAATAAATGGTGACTTAGCTTTAGGACAAAGAATTGATGAAGTTATAGATAGTATACCTACAAAAGTTTCACAACTACAAAATGATAGTAATTTTACACCAAAAAACTATGTAGATACAATAAATACAACTATACAACAGCAATTAACAACTATATCAGGGTCTGTTGCTGAGTGTTTATTACCTGCAAATATCTTAGCTGGTAGTAGAGTAACACTTACTAAACAAAATAAGAATATTACAATAAATGTAGATATCTCAGATATTGTAGCTCAAATAAACGTAATAAATGATAGTTTAGATAAGAAATTAGAAACAGGTAATGTTAAAGCAGGACATGGTATAAGAGTTGAAACAAATGGTAGAAACGTTACAATATACAATACTTATGCAGAAACTGGTGGACAGACTGCTGTTGATGTGTCTATTAGTGATGCTGGTGGTTACTTTAGTACAGATAGTGTAGAAGGTGCACTACAAGAATTAGGTATGGCACTATCAGGTATAAGTGTGGCTGTTGATAACCAAAGTGAGGTGGTATTGTGAGTGTAGTAGACGCTATAAATGCAAATACACAAGCTGTTATAGCTGGTAAAACAAACCTAACTACAGCAATAATAGAAAAAGGTGGGACAATAGACCAAGCAGGTGCTTTACCGACTTTCTCTGAACTTGCCAAAGGTATTGAGAGTATTTCTGGTGGAGGTAGTGGTGGAGGTAGTGGTTTTGCACCACTTCCTGTCACTAATGTTGCTATTGAACGTGTAGACGTTAATCAATTAAAAGTAAGTTGGAAGCTTCCAGATGTTATTTATCACGATGTTATACAGATTAGATTAGGTATAAATTACATACCTAGTTTGCCTGAAAAGAGTACAGATATAATATTTACTACAGTTTTAGAATTAATAGAAGAAGTTTTTATAGACATTGATTTAAGTAGTTTAACAGCTACTGATTTTGTAGGTGTGTGGGTTACACCAGCAACAAATACAGGTGCTGTGCAAACAATAAGAACCCATGAAAACACAGCTTCTACTACAACAGAAGGTTATCACGTTACGGAAACAATTTCTTTTAGTACAGGTATGGTAGTTGATATGCTTACACCTTTTTTTGTTTATGATAAGATAACTACAAAAAATAGTGACACATCACTCCCACAATCACAATTAGATAACGCTATATATTATTTACAGAATACAGGTGAACTAAGGTGTTGCATACCTTATGTAGAAGGTAATTATAAAGTTTATAGTTCAGGTACAGGTAATTTTGCTTGTAAAACAAGTTATTATGCAGGGACGCATCATACAACTTCTATATATAAATATGATATGACAACAAGAAAATGGACTAGAATTGGTAGTGAGTGGGCGTATGCCTTTTGGATTGATACTAGCTTTGGTATTTTTGATAATTGTCCTGTTAACTTGTATGACAAAGATGATGTAATCGTATGGGAAGGTTATACTGGAAAGTAAGTGAGGTGATATTGTGAGTGTTATAGATAAATTAAATGCAAACACACAAGCTATTATAGCAGGAAAGACAGCTATAACTACAGCTATTATAAATAAGGGAGGTAGCGTAGACCAAGCAGGTGCTTTACCGACTTTCTCTGAACTTGTAGATGCTGTAAAAAACATACAGACATATTCTCCTAGTTATGCACCAGAAGCTGTTATAAATGTTAAATTAATTAGGTCTGGTGAAAATCAACTTAAAATAGTTTGGGAAAACCCAACAGATTTAACAAATGCTTGGTTAAATCAAGTTAGAATAGGTTTAAATTATATACCAACAATACCAGAAGCTCCTACAGATTATATAGTTACTGTGGGTTGGGCTACTACAGAGGTAGTTGTAGATATTGATTTGAGCAGTCTTGTTATAGGAGATTTTGTAGGTGTGTGGGTTACACCAGTAAGTGTTGATGGTGCTGTGCAATCTATAAAAAACGATAGTAATACAGCTACTGTAACTATAGATGAATATGCTGTAACGGAAGTAGTTAATTTTAAAGCAGGTTCTTCTGTTATGGCAGTTAATTTTGGTGAGTTCTTTTTTGATTTTGCTAAGATAACCACATCAAATAGTAATACAACTCTTACACAAGACTATTTAGATAAAGCAATATACTACTTACACACAGATGGTAGTTTTAGGTGCTGTATACCTTATGTTGAGAACAATTATGAGATGTATTATACAGGCTCCGTTTTCCAATCTAAACAAAGTGGTAGTGCAGGTACACAACATATGTTATCTATATATAAATATGATGCAAGTACTAGAAGATGGACAGTAATGTCTAAGGATTGGGCTTACACTTGGGGAGCTACTACTATTAAAGTTGCACACAATAAATGTCCAGTTGATTTGTATAACCAAGATAATACTATTGCTTGGCACGCTTATGTTGAACCAACAACTGAATAAAATAAGGGAAAACACTTCCCTTATTTCTTTTTATATGTTATAATAAGTTTAAGAGAGGTGATAAATATGAAACAAGCGTGGAACGATTTAAAAAGTTTTGTAACTGTAGTATTTACATTAGCCATTGTAGCGTTGGTTTTCATTACAGTTTTTAAGTCAGATGACTTGTTTGAACTTGTATTTGTGTTATTCACAAACGTAGCCACAGCTGTGTTTACATATTATTTTACTAAAAGACAAACGGACAATACTTCTAAAATAGAAAAGAAAGAGGAGGTTTGACTAATGTATTTTAGAGATTTTGTAAACAAATACAATGGAAAGAAAGTAGATTTTGATGGTTATTATGATGCACAATGTGTTGATTTGTTTAGACAATTCAACAAAGATGTCTTAGGTATTGCACAACCAAAAGGTGTTGCAGGTGCAAAAGACTTCTGGACAAACTTTGAAAATGACCCAAATCTATATAACAATTTCACAAAAATAGCAAACACACCTAGCTTTGTTCCTCAAGAAGGAGATGTAGCAATATGGTATAATGGAACTTATGGTCATATAGCTATATGTACAGGTGTAGGTGATGTAAATAAATTTGAAAGTTTTGACCAAAACTACCCAACAGGTTCTGCTTGTAAAAAAGTAACACACAATTACAGCAAATTCTATGGTGTTTTAAGACCAAAAGCTCAAGAGAAAATTAAAGCTCCAGCTCCTGCTCCAGCACAAGAAGTGTTTTGGTGTAGAGTTGATAAAGCGTGTGGTGCTAATGTTAGGAAAGAACCTAGATTATCAGCCCCACTTGCTGGAAGTAAATTCTTAAATCAGGGTGATACTTTTAAATGTACTGAACTTGTTACAGGTGATAATGTAAATGGTAACAATAAATGGTACCACTCAAAGGTAGGAAACTACGTACACTCTAATGGAATTACTAGAATTTGAGGTGTGAAATGAGTGTAGATTTAGAAAACAGAGTTAAAGCTCTTGAGAAACACGCTGAAATGAGTGATGATGTTCATAAAGAAATTATGAACAGGTTAAATGCAAAAGATATATCTGATGCTTTAACTAGACAACAGCTTGATACTTTAATCAAAACAACAGCTAGAATTGAGGGTAAAGTAGATGAGCAACAAAAAATTCCTGCTAACAGATGGAATACTGTTGTAACAACTGCTATCACAGGTATAGTAGGTGCTTTGGTCGGAGCAATTACAGGTTTATTATTATAAAATCAACAAAGGAGGTGTACTCAAATGGTAGATAAACTCTTAGAAATAATCTTAGGTTATGGTTTAGAAGCTTTATTCTTTACCTTATTCCTAGTTTATGGTAAGAAACTTAAAGAAAAAAGAGTAACTTTATTCATACTTATGTTTTTAGAATATCTATTACTTAAGTGTTTTATAAAATATGATGTATGGTTTCAAATAAGTTATACTTTTATGACATTTTTAATATTAAAATTACTGTATAAAGAGAAGGCTAATATATTAGACGTTTTTGTGTTTGCCTTAAGTTCTATAATACTAATTGCTATAAGTGTACCCAGTTATATGATTGTTCTTTACACTTGTAAAATTTATATTGTAGCAGTAATTTTGAATAGAGTGTTGTTATTCGGAACGTTTATCTTATACAAAGACAAATTGAACAAACTTTATTTGAAGTTTGCAAGTCTATGGAATAGGCACAATGACCCTAATAAGATTAGAAGCCTTACTCTTAGAAATATTACGATTATTATATTTAACGTTATGTTTTATGTAATAAATTTGTTAATGATTTATTTCATTACAAATCTAAGATGAAAGTGAGGTGTTAGCTATGGGTGGTTGGGACAGCTGGCTATGGTTCTATTCAGAAGAAGATGGTGAATAAAATTTAAGTAAAATCAAAGGGGTAAGTATTTATGAGAAAGAAAATAATTGGAAATATTATATTTAATTTAGCTGAAACAGCGTTAATATTTACAATAGGTAGGCTTTTGAGTGTACCTGTAAATGTTATTATAATCATAATGTTGTTGTTTTTCTCAACTAGATTAGTTTGTGGACAACCAAAACATTATAATAAATGGTATAGATGCTGTGTTTGGTCTTGTTTAGTATTTACAAGTCTGTACTTAGTATCTAACATTGATATTTATGCTACTACTTTATTAGCTATATTTACAGCTCTAATATCAAGTGGCAAAGCTGATGTGAACGATGTTTATATGTGGAAGGGTACGCAAAGTAAGTACCAAGATATTTTAGATTATATAAAGTACAATCCTTTAGCTGATGACCTTTTAGAGTTTGAAGATAAGCTTAAGAAATCTGATAATATAACTTATATGTTATATAAATACAGGTTTAAAGATTTAAAATCTTTCTCAGAAATATCTGAGTTATTAGATATAGAAACAAATAGAATAACAGAATATTTAGATAAAGTTGCATTTACTATGAGATTGTATTGCAAGATTTAATAAAGTATGTTATACTATAGGTGTACTTACCTGAGTACATTGTTGATTTGTGGTGAGGTGTAAAAGCCTCATCATTTTTTAACAAAAAGCTGATAATTCCTAAATACACGGTGTAGAAATACATCGTGTTTTTATTTTATAATAGTGTCAAGTAGTGGGGTAAGTATTCCGAGCTTACCTAGCTACTACATATATCGGAGGAGGGAATTTATGAACAATTATCAAAACCCTTATTTTATGGGAGCAGGGCAAGTGCCACCCTACACATACCCATACACACCCTATCAAAACAATATGGCACAACAACCTTTAAACACTAATAATCAAACATTTAAACAAATGAATTATGATTTTCAGGGTAACTATGTAAAGTCTTATGAAGAAGCAAAAAACGCCCCATATACTGATAAGACTATGGTGTACATAGATACAGAAAATGATAAGATTTACATTAAGAGAATAAACGAGAAAGGTACTCCAGAAACCAACGTTTATCTTATAACATCTCCTATTGATGAAACTAATACGAAAGAAACTAAAAGAACGGAAAATAATTTTAAGCAAGAGCTGACAAAAATGAAAGAAGAATACGATGTCAGATTGTCTAGCTTAGAACAACAAATTCAACAGATTATACCTATAGAAGGAGGTAATTAGTATGGGACTACTACAGGGACTAGGTAAATCAGTAGCAAAAAACCCTAGACAAATACTAAACCTTTTAGCTAGTGGTGATGCAAATATGGAACAGATTTTAGGTTTCATACAAAATATGACTAATGGTAATACTAATAAAGCAAGAGAGATAGCATTAGAAAAATTTAAGAACGCAAATATGAGTGAAGCTCAATTCAGAGATTTTAGTAGACTTGCTAAGAAAATGGGAGCAGATGATAGAACTTTATCTGAATTGAAACAATATATTAAATAGTTTATATATTTCAGTTGCAACGAATTTATATAAAAATGTTATTAAAGGAGGAATTAGTATGGAAGGAACTTTAAGTCCTGCTGATGTTGCTGTACTATCAGGAGCTAGAACTGGTAACTCTGATACTGGTTTTGGTGGAGATGGTTGGGCTTGGATTATCGTTTTATTCCTAATCTTTGGTTGGGGAAGAAATGGTAATAATGGCTTCGGTGGAGGAAACTCTGGTGTAGCTGATAACTATGTTTTAGCTACAGACTTTGCCACTCTTGAAAGAAAACTTGATGGTATAAACAATGGTTTATGTGATGGTTTTTACGCACAAAATACTAATATGCTTAATGGTTTTGCTGGTGTTCAACAAACACTATGTCAAGGATTTGCAGGTATTAACCAAAACATTGTAACTAACGGTTACGAAACTAGAAATGCTTTAAATACTTTAGGGTATAACTTAGCTGATTGTTGCTGTCAAATAAAAACACAAATAGCTGATTGTTGTTGTACAACACAAAGAGCTATTGACAATGTAAATTATAATATGGCAACAAATACAAATGCAATTCAACAAACTCTATGCAATAACACTAGAGATATAATTGAAAATGCAAATGCTAACTATAGAGCATTACACGATGAGTTAATAGCTAATAAGATTGAAGCTAAAAATGATAGAATTGCTGAACAGCAAAATGAAATCAATGCTTTAAGATTAAGAGCTAGTCAAGAAGCTCAAAATAATTACTTAATAAGTCAATTAAAACCATGTCCAGACCCTGCTTACATTGTACCAAACCCAAATTGTTGCTACAATTATGCAGTAACAGGTTTCGGTTATGGAAATAATGGTTGTGGCTGTAATTAGTTAAATATTTTTCCACTTTTAAAGTGTGATTTAGAGATAGTATCACACTATCTCTAATTTTTTGAGGAGGTATATTGTATGTCAAATTGTATAAAAAATTGTCGTTTATGTGATAGATTTATTCTATCTTCGGCTGTAAATTTTGACACTGCTACGAATACTTTAATTGTAGATTTACCTGCAAATGCTTATGGTAATTGTGAGAAGTACTGTATTGTTATAGCTCAAGCTATACCAGAACCTACTACTATAAATGCTACAGTAGTGTTTACCATAGGTGGAGGAACTACACAATACCCTTTTGTAAACTGTGATTGTACTCCAGTTTATGCTTCTCAGGTTAGAACTAGACGTATTTACCAAACAAGAGTAAATACAGCTGTTGATACAGGTGTGTTTAAATATATAGGTAATTGCCCTTTACCAAGTAATGCTACAACTGTTGCAAACAGTTTAACAGGAGAGTAGAGGTGACATTATGGAAGAAAAGCAAATGCAGAAAAAAGTTAAAAACGAAACTGAGAAGGTAATAAAAAATATATTAGAACAGGGTATAAAACCAGATAACATTGATTATCTATATAAACTTATAGATGTTCATAAAGATGTTGCCAATGAAGAACATTGGGACAGTGAAGAAAAGGAGGAAACTGGTATGAGATATAGTTATGGTAGAGAAGGTGGTTATGGAGCTTATAGTGAAGGTAGTTATGGCAGAAGAAGAAGGGACAGCAGAGGTAGATATATGGAAGGTGGTAACTACGGTAGAAGAGGTGTAGATGCCAAATATCGTGGACATGACCTTATAGAAGATGTCTACCAAAACTACGGAAACTATAGTGAAGGCAGAGAAGAGTATGGCAGAGGAAACTATGGTGCTAAAGAAGATACTATGAAAAGCTTAGAATATATGCTACAAAGTGTTGCAGAATTTATAACTATGCTTAAAGATGAAGCAGGTTCTCAAGAAGAATTTGAAATGATTAAAAAATACACTAAGAAAATAAGTGAGATGTAATATGTATAGATTTCTTAACGCAAATGCAAAGGGAAACTTTGTAAATGATTGTGTTATTAGAGCTATTAGTGTTGCACAACACAAATCTTGGGACGAAACTTATGAGGAATTAAGTGACATAGCACAAGAAGAAGGTATACTTTTAGATGATGTTGATTTTGTAGAAAATTACTTAGATAAGAGATACAGACGTACTTGTCATTATTCAAAAACTGTAGGACAGTTCCTAGAAGAACACCCTATAGGTATCTATTTAATTACAATGGCTGGACATATCACAGTTATAGTTGATGGTATTTTGTATGATACTTTTGATTGTAGAGATAGAGTAATGTGGTGTGCTTGGCAAGTGAAGTAGGTTACCGACAATAATGTCGGTGACTATGTATGGCGTGTTGACCGAGTAGTTAGGAAAAAGTCTGCAAAACTTTGAACACAGGTGCAAATCCTGTACACGCCTCCATAAAATGAAAGGAAGCAGTAACTTGTGGTAGCGTTACTGCTTTGTTTTTTTTATGAACTATAAGCAAAACTTATAGTGGTTCAAAATGAATAATAATAATTTTAAGTTAGTATAAGTGTATTTATACTGTCTTTATAATATCACAGTTTATTAGAAAAAGCAAGAAAAAAGTGGAAATTTGTGTTTATAAATGTTATAATATGTTTATAGAGGTGATTAAAATGGCAGTAACTAAAAAGACTATTGAAGAAATAGCAAGAGAAAACGCATTAGATATATCAGAAGCAAATGCACAAAGAGTTGCAGATGCTTATATACAACCTACTTTAGATGCTATAACAAAAGCAGAGCAGGTTGCAGTTGCTGATGCACAATCAGCAAGAAAAGCTTTAGAAGCTGATTATTTTAACCAATACAGAGAGAATATGTATAATGCTCAAAGTAGAGGTTTGTCAGGAGGTTTAGCTAATATTGACACAAATCGTTTGCGTATGCAAATGGGTCAAGCTAACTCAGAAATATCAAATAACTTACTTAGAGAACAAGCTAACTTAAATACACAAAGAGGAACAGCATTATCAAATGCTTCTTCTTACAAAACACAATACTTAAATGATGTCTTAGCAAAGGTGTCACAATTAAGAGAACAAGATTATGCTCAAAGATATGCAGAGTGGGAGTTCTTACAAGAATTACAAGCACAAAGAGAAGCACAGGCACAAGCACAAGCTAACTGGGAAAAAGAGTACGCTCTTAGCCTTCAAAACTTTGCACTACAAAAAGAACAAGCTCAATTTGCAAGAAAACAAGCAGAAGCTGATATGTTGGCACAACAAATTCAAACAAAAGCATATCAAAGAGAGTATGCAAATGCTATCTTACCAGAAGTTGTTGATACTTTCTTAGACTTGTCAAGTAAAAATGCTATGCAAGCTAGTACTTACCTAAACAGTAAAATAGCTGAGTTAGAACAATATGGTTACACTAGAGGTGAGATAACAAATGCTATAAAAAATGTAAGTGCATACAACAATGCTTCAAGTAATTTAAACTTATATCAACAAGCTTCACAAGAAAATAGAACTAAAAAGAACGCTTATGGTTTACTTGGTACAAGCTCTTTAGGTTTAGGTGCCTTACTTGCTCCTTTCACAGGAGGTTTATCTTTGATACCTACTGGTATTTTAGGTGCTTATAGTTATGCAAAAGGTTTCCAAGCTGAAAAAGAACAAAATAGATTTACAGATATGTATAATAGTGCAGTAAATACAGCTTCAGGTTCAAACTTACCTAGTTGGTACAGAGAATACTTAGGTCAATAAGTAGGAGGTGCTTAACTTGGCTTTGAAAAAATTAAAAAAATTATACAAAACTAATACGAAAAAGAGTTCAAAAAATACAGGTAGTGACATACCTAAACAAGTGTCTAACTTAAAAACAAGATTAGAAGCTTCAGGTCAAAGCACAGATAGTAGAAATTGGCTACAAAAAGCCTTAAACTTAGAAGAAGGTACTGGTTTCTTAGGAGGTCTTGGTGATGTCTTAGATAGAGTATCTGGTACAGCTTCTGTGAAAGCTATGCTAGCAGGTGATATAAATAAATCTGCATTAGAAAATGCTTGGGAAGGTCTTATTGGAAAACAAAGATATACTGGTGTTGACGTCTTAGGAACAATAAATCCAGACTTTAAAAACGCTAGTGGAGTGAGTAAGTTTGCAGGAGGTCTTGCTACTGAAATATTATTAGACCCTACAACTTACTTAACTCTAGGTGCTAGTGCTATAGCTAAAGGTGCTACGAAAGCAGGAGCCAAAGCTATTGGAACTGTAGATGATGTAGCAGACCTTACAAAAGCCTTAAAAAGCACAAAGACTATAGATGATGCTAGTAAATTAACAAAGTCTGCTAGTGGTGCTCAAGATTTATTAAATGCTAGTAAAGCTTATAGAACTGCTGATACTTTAGATACGATAGCAAACCCACTAAAACTGGTTCCTGCAGGTGTTAAAAAAGCAGGAAAAACAGGTATGAAAGCTATTAGTAAAGTATCTCCAAACACAGCTGAAGCTATCACAGATTTAGGCAAACAGTTTAAAAAGACTTTTAACTATAAAGGTTTCTTAAAACAACATCTAGGTAAAAGTTCTTATGATAAATTAAGAAATGCTGAAGATTTAGCAAATGCTTCTTTAGAAGTTGTATCTAGTGGTTCTGCTAAAATACAGAATAAACTAGATGATATGTTTAAAATAGTTAAAAAAGACCCAGATAGAGTTTGGCAAATAACTTCAAAAGTAGATGGGTCTGTTTCAGATTTCACATTTAAAGGTATGACAGATGATGAAATAATGAAAAAATTAAATGAGTTTGCTGTAAATCAAGTTTATTTTGATAGACCTACAGTTATAAATGAAGAAACAATAAGGTCTTTAGTAACAAATAAAGGACGTTTAATGTTACCTGTTCAAGACTTTAAGAACGCAGATGATATAGATATTTTAGAAGAATTACTAAAAGATATGGTAGATGACCCTGATTTAGTAACTATATCTCCTTATGTACAAGCAGGAACTGGTAAAACTACAGGATTTGTAATAGACATAGGTCAAGACAATGTTGAAGGTTTTGCTTCTCAATTAAAAAATATTACAGGTGATATAGCAAAACAAGAAGAAATAGTTTTAAAAAGACAAGCTCAGTTAGAAAAACCAGCTCTTAAAATGGAAAAACTACAAACTAAAGTAGATAAAGCCAATAAAGAGTTGTCTAAAATAGAACAAGCTTTAGCTGATACAAGTGTTAAAAGAACACAAAAACAACTAGATAGTCTTTACACAAAACGTAATAAAATAGCTCAAACACTTGCTTTAGATGAAGCAAATATGGCTCGTGTTAGAGATACATCACTAGCAAAAGCTCTTAGTAGAACAGAACAAGCTAGTGCACAATTAGATTTATTAAAAAATACACAGGCTAACTTAGACGAGTTATTTAAAACAAGAGAGCTTATTCCTTACGATAGTCCTATCATAAATATAGAAGGTATGGAAGATGTTGCTAGAATACAAAGGCAAACTATAGATATGAATTTAGGTATTAGAAATTTAGCTGGTATGAAAACAGAGTTTATAGATAAATATGACCCTTACATACATAGAAAACTAACAGATGAAAGTAGAGCTTATTTACTTACTAAGAAAGCTAAAACAGACCCTGCTGTTCAGTTTATAATAGCTTCTACAGACCATTTACCTTCACAAAGTTTAGCAAGTTCAGTATATGGAAACTTCTCTCCAACAGAAGTAAGTACAATGCTTGGTAGAGATTTGTTTGATAGTAATATTGTGGCTTCTAACTTAGAGATGGTAAAACAATTAAATAGAAGAAATTATAATACAGAACTTACAAAATTGTTATTCTCAGGAGATAATGATTTTATAATTGATGCTAAAAGACTAGACCCAATGGTTAATTTAGATTTAAGAAATAAAGGTTACGTTCCAGTTAAGGCTACGGAAGTTGCTAAGAAACTTAAATTAAGTGAGCTTCTAGGGGAAGCTGAAATAAACAAAATAACTAAAGCTTTAAAAGGTAAAGAGTTTTTAGTAAATCCAGATGCTATAGAGTTGTTTGATAAAAATGCTAAGCTTTATAAACAGTTAGATAGTGCTTTTAATCAACAGCTTACTAAATTTATGAAGTATTGGAAAGGTGGAAATCTGCTTTCAATAGGTTATCATCTAAGAAACATATTTGGAGCTCAAGCTAATATGGCTCTTGCTGGTATGAGTTTAGATGATATAGCTAAATATGTAAGTAGAGCTGGTTTAGATATGAATAAGTATAACACTAAACTACTTCCTAAGTTTAGAGAGTGGGTTACAAACCCAGCAAATGCTCAAATATTTAAGACAGGAACAGCAGATGACCTTATTAGAGCTTTCTCTAAAGAAGTTGGTGATGCTGATGCAAGACTATTTGTAGATGTTCTTCAAGCTCATAATGATGGTATTATAGGTGGTATTGTAGGACAGCACGATGCTGTAAAGAGAGCTATAGGTGAAATGCCTAAATCAAAATTAGGTAGAGTAGCTGATAAAATCCAAGATGTTAACTATAAACTAGGCTCTACAGCCGATGATATAAACAGATTAGCATCTTATAGATGGGCACAAAACCCAGATAATATGGCTAAGGTTGCAAAAGTAGGTGCACAAAATGCTAAAGACTTCGTAAGTTATGCTATGTTTGATTTTAAAGCTATGTCACCAACAGAACAAGCTTACTTTACTAAGTTGTTTCCGTTCTATAATTTCATTAAGAATAACTTGTCTTTCCAATTTAGTAATATGACTAGAAATAGTCAGAACTATAAGACACTTGCTAGAGCGTATAATAATCTATATGATGCTCAAGAATTAACAGATAACGATGTTCAACAGTATGTAAAAGACCAACTATATATTCCTATAAGGCAAGCTGATGGAACTATTAGAGTGTTAAAAATAGCACCACCAGTTCAAGATGCAACAAATCTATTGCAACTTAAAAACTTATTAGGTGCATCAAATCCTTTAATACAATACATTACAGATAGAGCTTATGGTGAAGATTTATATACAGGAAAACAATTAACAAGTGATAGAACTCAAAATGTTCAAGAACTTACAGACTTAATACCTTATGGTAGGGTAGCTAGAACTTTAGTAAGTGACCCACTTAGTGCACTACTTCCAGTATCAACTACATCTGTAGAAAAGGCAAATAATCAAAATGCTTATGCAGAGTTGTTAAGATTACAGGAATTGCAGAAACAATATAAACAAAGAACTGGACAAAGTTTACCTACTTTAGAAGATTTAGGTTTGAGTAAATAAAAAAACCCTCACTTAATGTGGGGGTTTTTATGACCAAAGAAACAATCAACATTGAAACAACCATCTATATTATAACATTTAATTATAGGTTTGTAAAGACACCTCTAATTATTTTAGTTTCTTTTCCTCTGTATTGTTCTAATATTTGGTCTGTATCACTTATACCATTATCTTTGAAGTATTGTTTATAATTTATAGTTCCTTTTCTAGGAATAGTTGAAAGTGTATATGTACACCTATCAGTTACCAAACTTACTTTGTTATCATCATCTGCATAGATATCTTTTATTTCACTTTCTAATTCTTTTATCATTGTGTCTATAGTAACTGCATTATCTTTAAGGTCTTTTAGCTTGTTTATCTTTTCAGATATCTCACTTTGTTCTTCTAGGTATTTTATGATAACATTAGCCTCATCAATTCTCTTTTCTTCTTCTGAGAAATACATTTCATCAAACACACCTTCAGTAAGAGCTTTTGAAAGTGCATTAGCTCTATCAACAATTTCCATTTGTAAAGGCTCATCTCTTTCTACAATTAGTTGTTGTAGTTTCCAACCTTTTGATAAAGCTATAAGTCTTGCTCTCTTAGCATTAAAAAACCATAGGTAATATTGTATTTGGTACTTGTAGTATTCATATAGTTTTTCCATATCTTCTTCTTCAGTATTTTTTATTTCAACTATTTCTAACCCATCAGGGTATTTAATAAA